CCGGTGGAAACACCAGCTGGGCATCCGCGCGCTCTACGTGGACTACCTGCAGCGCATCGAGATCGCATCGATGTCGCGCGCGCCGAAGCACCAGCAGGTGGGCAGCATCACCCGCAGCCTGAAGAATCTGGCCCGCGATCTGCGGATCCCGGTGGTGGCGCTGGCCCAGGTAAACCGCGAAGCCGATGGAGAGCGTCCGCAAATGAAGCACCTGGCCGACAGCTCGGAAATCGAGAAGGAAGCCGACCAGATCATGATGCTGTGGCGGGACCTGTCCAACCCACAGGCAGAACGCACCGCTGCCGAGATCAACGTGGTGAAAAACCGCCACGGCAACATCGGTGTGGTGCCAGTGACCTGGCACGGTGGTTCGACGTCCTACGTCAACCGCAGCGCAGCCGACGAGCTGGGGGAAGTTGCATGACCCTGACCGCCGCAGCGAAGAAGATCCGCGCCAAGCGCGCCCGCCGCCCGATCTACCTGGTGGTGGCGAAGCTGATCGACCCGAACACCGGTGCGCTGGTCGGTGCGCTGGTGCCGGCCGACGACGTGGACGGCAGGCTGATGCGCGATCGCAAGTTCCGCATCGGCCGCAAGATCAGGGCCGAACTGAAGCAACCTCGCGAGGAATGGCAGCACCGCCTGATCCACAAGATCGGGCACCTGATGGTCGACAACGTGGAGGGCTGGGAGCAGCTGGACGCGCACGACGCCGTGAAGCGCCTGCAGCTGGACGCCAACGTGTGCTGCGAGACGGTGGAGATGGACGCCACGCCGGTCATCGCCGCGGTGCTGGACGCTTGCGAGGCGCTGCTGGGTGCTGGCGCCCGCAAGGTGCTGGCCGGCGTGCTGCCGGAGATCCGCACCATCTCGGTCAAGCGGGCCGAGAGCCTGTCATTCGACGAGATGGAACAGGCCCGGTTCCAAGAACTGTTCGATGGCCTGACCGAGTACATAGGTCGCCGGTACACCCACGTGATGCTCGACGACGTGCGCGCCGAGTTCTGGAACATGGCAGGGCAGAACAGGAGGGTGGCGTGATGAACTGCGATCTATTTTTCCCAGAGGGGCTCTCGAATCTTCTTAAGCGCCTGATTGCTCATGTTCTGTGCATTTTCCAGATGCTGAATGAAAGCGCATTCGTGCTTTCTAAGAAGAATGTCTCCCTTAATCAAAGACTGCGCTTCCAGGAAGGAGTTAGTTACGGTCAGGAAATCCCCGCCGGCTTCACCCATCAAGTAACAGTCTCGCTCCACGTCCTTCACCTCGTCGGGCAGGGGAAGTGGATGGATCTCGGGATGAACATTTCCCGTCTGCTGGGTTCGGGCGAAATCGAGCTGTTCAGCGATCACCTTCTGAAATCGCTCCAACGCCCGATTCGCGCGGGTGTGGCGACTTTTCATTTCCAAGTCGTCTTTCTTGGCTTCTTCAGCTCTTGCTACGCTTCGCTCGTGAGCGGCTATTCCAATCGCCGCCAGTATTGCACCCACGCTCCCAACGGCCTGAACCCATGCAGGCCAGTCAATGCTGATCGGTGGGCGTGGCTGAGGCGGATGTTTGCTCAACAGAGCCCATGCCAAAAGAGCACCTGCGGCAAAGGCCATTACAGCCACCACCGCCCAATCCCGGTCTGTTCGTCCCTGTTTCATGACTCCCCCCTGTTGTTGGCACGGATTCTACCGTCCGGGGTGGCCGCGTGAGGACGAAGAACGCCAAGGCCTTCACCCAGGCCGAGAAGCGGCACGTGGACGCCGTGAAGCTGCTGCCGTGCAGCGTGTGCAGTCGCCCTGGGCCCAGCGATGCCCACCACATCAACCAGGGCCAGCACTTCACGACTGTGGCCCTGTGCAAGGACTGCCATCAGGGCAGCTTCAACGGCATCCACGGCCAAAAGCGCATGTGGCTGGTCATGAAGATGGACGAGCTGGCCGCCCTCAACGTCACCCTTTCCCGGCTGCAGCTCCAGGAGGCCGCACGATGATCCACCTGACCCTCCCGTATCCCATCAGCTCGAACCGTTACTGGCGCGCTGTGACCATCAAGGGTCATGCCGTCATGGTCCCGACCAAAGAGGCGAAGGCCTACAAGGCCGAGGTTGCCTGGCTGGCCAAGGCTGCAGGGATTGGCCATCCGCATGCTGGCCGCATCGCGCTGACCATCCGGCTGTACCCGAACCTGCCGCAGGACTGGGCGAAGCGTGCGCGCCGCGACCCGCACACCTGGGACGACACGGTGCAGTGCATCGACCTGGGCAACTGCGAGAAGGTTCTGTCCGACGCCCTCAACGGTGTGGCGTGGGTGGACGACAAGAAGCACCGCCGCATCCTGCTCGAACGCATGGAGCCGGATGCCAAGGGCGCACGCGTCGAGCTGGTCATCGAGCATTTGGCCGCGGCACCCAGCCTGTTCGGCGAGGCCGCCGCGTGACCACGGCCGAGGCCCGCACGCGGAAGAGATACAACGCCTACCTGCGCCGGCATGGCGTCTGCTCGGTATGCACCATGCGCGAGCGCGGCAGCAGCCCGGCGCACTGCCAGCGCCGGCCGGAACGGCAGGGTGGCTGCGACACCGACGGTCTGCTGCCGGTGTTCCGATTCGACGAGAACGTGCTGAAGGGGATGCGCGATGGCGACTGACGACTACCTGGTGCAACAGCTCCGGGCTTGGGGCCATGCGCAGGCCAACCGCTTCGCGCTGACCTACGCCGACCGCAGCACGCACGTGCTGGAGAAAGCTCGCGACATGGCGCCCGGCACCCGGGAAAGGGCTCTGCGCGACCTGGTGGGGCGAGACGGTTCCAGCCGCCGGCGCTTCATGGCCGACCGTAGCGGCGTGGAGGGCATGGGCATGCTGCCGGCATGGGCAGTGGACCCGGTGCGGTCGACGAACGATGCCGACAAGCCGCACGACAACCCCGAGATCGCCGTCGATGTTGGTATCCCCGATGAACTGCGGTGGGTCGAGCTGGCGCTGGCGTCGTTGATGCGGCAGCACCCGCTGCGCGCCCTGGTGCTGCACACCGAATACACGGTGTCGGCCAGTCAGGCGGTGAAGGCACGCATGGTGGCGGAGAAGTACGGCGGGACGCTGTCGGTCTGGCAGTACCGCCGGGAGCTGCAGCGGGCGGTAGACTGGATGGGCGGCAGGATCGCCGCGTAACCATGGTGCCGAATATGTCTTGCACAAAGGAAGAAATCGCCCGTGACATTGTCGTGGCGGCAATCAACCAGAGCACTGTACCGATGGACGGAAAGCAGCTCGGACAGCTGTACAAAGATGTCCTGCTTGGGGTTCGTGAGGCTTGGAAGACTTTCCCCATCGGCAATGGGGATTGACAAGTTGCACAGTCAGATGCCCTAATTCTGCAACTGTCAAGAATTGTCCCTGAAGCCCCGGCCCTGCGTCGGGGCTTCTGCGTTTCCGGGACTGCGCTTCCTGCGGGCGTAGGCCAGAGGTCCAGGCTGCCGGGCTCATAACCCGGAGATTCGCCGGTTCGAATCCGGCCCCCGCAACCATCCACGCCCGTCCACCCTCACCGGACCAATTCGCCGAGCCTGCCGGGCTGAGGTGACGGGCACCTATCGACCAATCGGGGAGGGCGTCATGCCGAACCGGATCAACCATGGAACCGACATGCGGGGAGAAATCATTGACGCGGTGGGGACCGCAGCCCTGAAGGTCACGCCGCCGGTGACGGTGGCCACGGCCGTCGCATCGGGGTTCACCCTGGACAAGGCGGTGCTGGTGCTGACGGCCATCTACTTGGTGGGCCAGATCGGCTACCTGGTGTGGAAGTGGATCCGCGAATGGCGCCAGGCGCGCCGCGGCGGGGTGACCGGATGAAGGGCAAGGTGATCGGCGGCAGCGCCGCAGCCGTTATCGCCCTGGCCGCCGCCGCGCTGGTGAAGCCGTGGGAGGGCTACTCGCCCACGCCGTACGTCGACATGGTGGGCGTCGCCACCCACTGCTACGGCGACACCAGCCGCCCGGACAAGGCGGTCTACACCGAGCAGGAGTGCGCCGAGAAGCTCAACAGCCGTCTGGGTAGCTACCTGACCGGCATCAGCCAGTGCATCAAGGTGCCGCTGCGCGAGCGCGAGTGGGCCGCGGTGCTGAGCTGGACCTACAACGTGGGCGTGGGTGCTGCCTGCCGCTCGACGTTGGTGGGTCGCATCAACGCCGGCCAGCCCGCCGCGAGCTGGTGCCCGGAGCTGGATCGCTGGGTGTACGCCGGTGGCAAGCGCGTGCAGGGCTTGGTGAACCGCCGGGCTGCTGAGCGCCGCATGTGTGAATCCGCAGAACCGATCAACTGAGCCCCGGAGGGCACCGTGAACGACAAGACCATCGAGCAGGAAATCCAGGCCAAGGGCCTGACCGCGCCGCGCGTGACGCCGGACGCCATCGAGGGGGAGATCGTCGGCGAGTACTTCTTCACCGCAGCCGACGGCTACAACGCCGCCCCGTGCTTCGATCCGACAGGCCAGCTCGGTGATGCATTGCCCGCACCGCTGGCGCTGGGTCTGCTGACGTTCTGCGTGCTGCAGCTGCGCAACGGCTTCACCGTCACCGGCGAATCGGCCTGCGCCAGCCCGGAGAACTTCGACGCCGAGATCGGCCGCAAGATCGCGCGCCAGAACGCCGTCCAGAAGATCTGGCCGCTGCTGGGCTTCCGCCTGCGCGACGAGCTGGCGGCCAAGGCCTGACCATGAATCGCATCCTTGCGGCGGTTGCAGCCTTCGTCCTGTGGTCCGGCGCCATGGTCGGCGTGGGCTGGGCCTGGCGCAGTGATCGTGCAGAGGGCAGGGAGGCCACCCAGCGCGCCGTCGGTGCCGAGGCAGCCGCAGCCCAGGTGAACCAGACCCGTGCCACCGAGCAGAGCAAGGCTCTGCAGCTGGCCGACATTGGAGCTAAGCATGAAGAGGACCGCACTGCGGCCGCGACCGTCCCTGCTGCTGTTGTGGCTGACCTGCGCGCTGGGCGTCTCCAGCTGCGCGACGACCTCGCCACCTGCAGCACCAGCCTCCTGTCCCA